GCTGTGCTGCTTCTGCTGCTGCTAATGTCTCTTGTGTGGGGACTCCTACTATATTGCCAGCTTCACTTTCTATAAGTCCAGCCTCTCTTGTAAGCTGTGTAATATCTGTACCAGCAGCAAATCTTTCTGGTGCTAATTCATCTGCCGTCCCAGTTAATCCACCAGCAGCTTCTCTTAACTCCTCTGCTGATGTAATAACACCAGCTCTGGGTGCTCTTTCTGCTCCTACTTCTTTAGCTAATACTTCTTCTCTTGATAATGGCAGCTCTTTAAAACCTCCTACTTTTAATCCTTTAACACCCTCCTTGCGTAAGACAGCTAATTTGCCAGCAGCAGTCCCACCACTTAATAGATTTTTTTGTATTTTACTACTTCTATCTTCATCTTGCTCTAAATTAGATTGATCTAACTGCTCTGCTAAACTATTATTAAAATCGCTGGCTGCTTGATTAAGTTGTCTTGCCTCTTGTGTCTGGGCATTTGCTTGTGATATAGATGCTCCACTGCCATATAAATCCATTTTATAATATATTATATATTTTTATTAAAATAAATAATTAAAATAATTTTTATTTGCCTACTTTTTTTTGTGCTTTCTCATGAGCCCTCTTAAAACTCATACCCATCTTCATATCTTTTATCATCATATTCATGTGTTTCTTACTATGATGAGCTGAATGTTTTTTTAATCTTTTTTCTTGTGCTTCAGTTAGTTGTTTTAGTTTCTTTACTGGAGGTTTCTTTACTGGAGGTTGAGATCCATACATTTTATATATATAATATATAATAAAAATCATATAAATAATTAAAATAATTTTTTCTCTCCTTCTGCTATTTTAGTCTCGAATCTAATATATGCTGTGGCTGGATTTGTTTGTAAGTCTAAATATAAAAATGAATATGGGGCATCTTCTATAGCTTTCTTATATAAGTCCATGAATATATTAGGGAATAAATCGCCATACTCTTCATTTATCTTTTCTAACTCTTTATTGTTTTGCTGCTTCATGATAATCACATCAGTAGCATTATTACGGATAAGACCACTAACAGCCCTAAATGACTGGGTAGTAAATGCTAATAGTCCTATACCGTAGTGTCGAAATCGCGTAGATAAAAATGAGACGGCGTTATTTTTTTTAAAATCTTTAGTTAATATATCATCTAAAACTAAAGCTATACTGGGTCTCTCAAAATCTTCATATTTTTTTTGACTTTCTATAATATGTGTAATCATCTCATCATTATAATGGTCTTCACACTCAAAATATTTATTCATTAATTTGCCTTTAGGGTCAGCATTTAGAGTATTAGATATAATCTTAACTATATCAAACTTATCCTTGTACATGTCTGGGTTGCAAAGTAAATTGACCAGCAGATTTGATTTGCCTTGCTTGACGCTGCCTACAATTAATAGTAATGATGGAGGCTGTGGCAGATGTGGGTGAATATCACTAAACTTATCATCTGGGTCTGGGTCTTTAACTTTAAAAACTTTTGGCGGCGGCTTATCCATTTATATGTATAATATATATTTTTTTTATATTTTAAATATTATAAATGAATCAGCACTTTTATATTAATTTAGAAAACAGACCAGAAAGAAATGGAGAGACCATAACAGAGTTAAAAAAATTAGGTATTAAAAAACCTAATAGATTTAATGCTATTACTCATGAAATACCATTAGTAGGATGTGCCAGATCTCATATAGGATGTCTTAAGAAAGCTAAAGAGTTAGGATGGGATTATGTTATTATTTTTGAGGATGATTTAAAAATAGAAAGTAAGAAAAAATTAATAGAGAAGTTTAATAAATATATTAATCAAGACTTCTGGGATGTTTTATATTTAGGATGCTGGAATTATCTGCCACCAGTTAAAGTCGAAACTGATTTAGCTAAAATAGTTAGAGCTGTATGTCTTCATGCTTATATAGTTAAATCCCACTATTATGATACTTTAATTAATCATTTAGAGGAGAGTGTAAAATTAAAATTAGTTAATGATGTTAGAGAAAATAATAATGATGAATATATCCATACACTACAGAAAAAAGATAAATGGTATTGTCTTCTCCCTATTCATATAACACAGAGAGATGGATGGAGTGATAATTTTAAAGAGATGAGATGTTTTAGCGAGAGGATTAAGTACATACCGCAGTGATAAAGTCAGTAGTTTTTTCGTCAATAGACATTTCTGCTAAATTATTATCTTCACCTTTAAACTTATCTTTTTGTATTGTATTATCTCCATGAACAACTGCCACCATAGTATAATATGGATTAGTTAGTGAGATGGTCTTAAGTTTGCAACTTTCTGTGATCCCTAAACCTTCAGCTCTGCTACAGTTTAAGAATCCTTTAGTTTTTTTATACCACGATTTATGTAACATAATTGTGGCTTCATGTATTAAAGATTTATGAGCACCATTTAGGGCATAGAAATCTTTATTAGTATATGGAGGATAAATGAAAATCATTTTATCACATCCTACGCAACCAGCTTTATTTTTTTTTAGTATATGATATGAGTGTGATATATATGTAGGCTGGTATATATCATCATCATCCATAAATACTACGATGTTATGGTTGCTCTGGTGGATTAATGAATCTCTTTTATATCCTATAGTTTGTTTTTTTTTATCTCTTATTAATTTTAATTTAATAGGTTTTATAGCTTCTTTAAATGTATTATAATCTTCTAATAATGACTCTTCACCATCATCATAAATTACTAACTGTAGATTTTTATGTGGATAATCTTGTACTTTTAAATTACGGATTATGAATGGTATAAACTTGCGTCTATTATATGTGGGCATCAGTATAGATATTTTAGGGAGATCCATTTATAATATTATAGATATTTTAATTTGCTGAAGCAAACCACCACCCTCCTTTTAATGCTTCTTCTTTTTCTCTTTCTTCTTTTTCTTTTTTTCTAATATAATCTTTAATAATAGATAAGTCTGCCTTGATACAGATGACATCAGTTTTTATTTGATTATTCAAACGGTTTATAGAGTGGAGTGTATTTTTAACATCTTCTATAGGCTTTTGATGAAATGGGTTTTTATCTGTCATTGTATAAATTAAATAATATAATTTATCAAATAAAAAAATAATTATAAATAAAAGAAATGGATAGAATACAAACACCTAGACCACTACCAGAAAATATAGATGACTGGAGTGATGAGATAGAGGAGTTATTAAGTGAATGGGGTGAGGTTGCAATGTGTTACGCATATCTTCATAATTATAGTACCAGAAAATATAAAAAGAAATATCAACACCTACAAATACCTATTATAGTTTTATCGACTCTAACTGGTGTGGGCAACTTCGCAGTTGATAGTTATATCCCCACAAATTATCAGCATGGTTTTACTGCGTGTGTAGGTGGTTTTAATATCTTCTGTGGGATATTAGGTACATTAGGTAGTTTTTTAAAATATGCTGAAACATTTGAGGGTCATAGAATCAGTGCTTTAGCGTGGAGTAAGTTAGGTAGAGCTATAGAAATAGAATTATCCCTTCATGAAAAAAAAAGAAAGCCGTGCCGTGATTTTCTTAAAGTATGTAGAGCTGAATATGATAATTTATTAGAATCATCACCTAATATAGATTTAGATATTATTAATATGTTTAATAAGAGATTTAATGATGAATACCCTAATGTTAGAAAGCCTATTATATGTAATGGATTAAAAGAAATTAAACCTTATAAAGAACATAAAATAGATGTGCCAGAAGAAGAACCAGAACCAGAACCAGAACCAGAAATAGAAATTACTGAAAATCCATAAATCTCAAAATGGTAGGGGTAGATTGTCAAAATAATTCGTCTTGACCACCCACCCTCAAGTAGTTTTTTTTTTAACATTTACCCCTACCATTTTTGATTAATACTATTTTATCTTAAATTAAAAGAGAAATAAAAAAAGAAATACATTATTAATAAAAAATAATAATTTTTAATTATTTATAGAAAAATATTATCTAAATTATGTTATAAATATATGGATTTTTTACCAGAGGTTAAGATGGATTTTATACCCAGTGATGATGATGAAGAAAATATAGATGTTAATGTTGAAGAGTTTAATGAAGAAAAGGATTTAACACAAGAAGAAATAGAAGAGAAAAAAGAAGAGACACCAGTAGAGAAAGCAGTACCAAAAGCAAAATCTAAAAGAGAAGACATGAAGGTAGAAGAGATATTTAATATGCCTAATAAGGATGGAGTTATTATAAATGATCCTAATGTTAAATTAACTAAAAAGGGCAAACCCAGAAAACCACGCCCACCTATGACAGAAGCCCATAAAGAAAAATTAAAATTAGCTAGGGAGAAAGCTATGGCATCCAGAAAAGCAAAAGCAGAAGAGAGAAAAGTTGCAAAACAATTAGATAATGAAGAAAAAGAATTATTAAAAAAACAGAAAGCTAAAAGAGTACAGAAATTAAAAGAAGAAATAGAAGAAGACACACCACCTAAAGAAACTAAAAAATCTGTACTATTTTCTAAAGAAGATTTAGAAGAAGCACAACTTCAAGCAATCATGAATTATGAGAAAATCCGTAAGTCGAGAAAAGCAGAAAAACAAGAAAGACTTAAGAAAGAAAAACAAGAAGAAGCTATTAAAAATCAAATTAGGAGAGCTGTAGCACCACCTCAAGAATATAACCCTTTTAGTGGATGTTATTAGTTTAATTTAAATCTTTTTTTATATTGCTTAATATTAGTATTACGATTAGTAGATGCCCCCCATAGTATATAATAACTTAAATAACCAGCAGACATATAATTACCCTTCTCTAAATCTTTTTTATGACGAGTTAAGTATTTACTTCTTCGTTGCTTGTCTTTATGCTGGGTATAGTCTTCATAGCGTTTATCACCGAATTGAGTGGTTTTTATTTTCTTACCTTTCTCGTCATAAAAAATAGCTTTTAATTTTTTATTTTTAGCTGTGCCATTTTCTATTACCATTTTTATCATAGTTTATTTAATATGATAAATATAAAAAATCAAATTATAAAATTAACTTAAACTATAAAATCCTTCTTCATCAACATTAACATTAACATCTTCACTAACAGCACTACCCTCACTATCACTCAAACTATCTTTCCGTGATCTTAAAGGAGGTTTATAATCTTCATCAATCTTAATATGCTCCTTAAATTCTTGTATTAAATCTGGACGCCCACATTTAGCTAATGTACTAATAATTTCTTCATAACTAACTTTATCCATTTTATACTTTAGCATAGAAAATTATTTTAGATATTTAACTTTAATCTCATCGAGTTTGCAACTTTCACTGATGTCAGTTTTAAGGGCAGCAGATAAATCACTAAAACTCCATTCATCTTTAAACTCACAGCAGATAAAATCATCCCACCAGTCTTGCGTACCTAAATCCCATGATTCAGCATAAAAAGCATCTCTTTCTTCTTCAGTCCATTTATCATAAACGCTAATCATTTTATATAATTATATATATATTTTTTATTTTTTATTTTTTTTATTTTTTTCATTAGATTCATCTAATATTTCTTCTATAATACTGGGCGGTGTCCTTTTAAGTTTAGTTATTTTATATATGACAGCACTAGTCTTATCTACATTAGCATATTCACCATCACTATCATGTATAGATGTAGTTATATCAGCCACCATAGTGGGTTTAGTTACGGTGAAGTCTATATTACTGGGATTACCTAAAAAGTAATCACTAGCAGCACTGTATTTATCCACTATACTTATAATAGGGAGATTAGCACCAGTAGGATTACCTCCTAAAGCAGTAGCACCTTCTAAAATATTACTTCTAATAGTATAATAAGGTCTTAAAACAGATTTCTGTATATCAGTAGCAGTAATAGTGGTGCTTTCTGTTAATACGGTCACCTCATTCCATAATTCTAATGGTATAGTATTTGCTGGGATAAACTCGTGAGGTGTAGCTGGGACAGCATTACCAGCATATCTCCATTGCTTATAACCACTCTGGTTTATAGCTACATATTGAGGCACACATGTAGGGTAGGGTAGTGAGTTATAATACATAACAGCACCAAACTGATTAGTAACATAATTTTTAGTATCAGTCTGTACCACCTCCGCATTAGTAGTAGGTCTATATAATAAATTACTATTCTCATTATCTACTCTTTTAGTTAAAACATTTTTAGATGATGGTGGGGCATTCACGGCATCATAATCGAATCCTAAAATATCCCATAAATTATCTTCCCAGTTAGTAGCATCAAAACCCCAGTCTTCTATATAAATACCTCCATGTGAATCAAAAATTTTATAAGGTTCTATATTTTGATTCATACCATCATATTTAATTGTATTAGCTCCAGTTGCGTTTATAGAAGCCAATGCTGTATCAGCGTCATCTGGATAAGGCTGTATTCTATATGCTTGATTTAGTCTGGCATAGGGTTTAAAGGTAGGACTATAACCAAACTGGGGAGGTCTGGGATTAATTTTATAAACTGTGTTGCCAGCATCTTGATTTACTGTAGCTGGTGCTATTAATCTTTCTGTTGTGAGCTGTGGTGGTGTCATAGATTTACTATTAACAAAAGGACTGGGATTACCAGCAGTGGCTTTATTACCAGTATTATTACCAGTATGAAAGCGGCTTAACTCGAATCTATTAGTAGTAGTATTATAATTTATAGCTGGATTATTAGCACCTATATAACTCATAGTCATATATGGGTTTATATCAGTTAAATTAGCAGCATTACCAGTGCTCCTTATCCAGTTAATCTGTGTAGGGTACTGAAATGTTAAATCAGCACCAGCATTGTGATGTGCTACTGCTTGTACCCCTATATCACTATTAGTATAACCACTGAAAGGTGTTATTATAGCAGTTGAGTAAGCCGTAGCATGAAAGTCAAATCCTATTTTCCTACCTTGTTCTATACTTCTAAAATTAGGATCTACTGGTGTTGTATTCTCACTAAATAAGTTTCTGGGCGTGCCACCTACACCACCATTAGTTATACCTATTAAATAAATGGTATGAGGATTACCACCAAAAACATCATGATTAGTATATTTAACTGGATAAGCAAAACCATAAACCAGACCATTAACAGCTATACTTGTATATTCTTCTGGTGGTACATAATAATCTCTTTTATCATCATCATATTTAAAAAATACTGGTTGAGTGCTCATTTCTACATTATTAGGGTGAGGTCTCTGTGTAAAAGCATCGTCTCCAAAAGACTCATTTTTAGGTGATGATGCTAATAAACTGGCGTATTTATTCATGTGTAAAAATCGTGAATTATTTATAGTAGGTCTTACTAATGGAGGTGTAGGTGGGACTGTAACTGGGACAGTAAGGGCAGCATCACTATACGCAAAAGTATCTTGTAAATTATCCCATAATTCTGGATATAATGCTTGAGCATCGAATAAATCTCTTATTAATCCTAATGTAGTCTCATTATATAAAATACCTAAAGTAAATGTTGTATTCTCATTAGCAGTCTGGGCATTAGCTACTGGTCTATCTCCCACAGTAGTAAATCCTTCATCCGCTTGATCTGGGAGCGATACAAAATGTCCATGACTATCATAAATATGAGGTTGATTAGGAGATTCATTAATCTCATAATGTAGTTTTCTACCAGCCTCAAATATTTCTGGTCTTTTAACACCTATATAGCCGAAAGTTGCAATATAATCCACAGCTAATTGTGTTGCTGGTGCGTGTGGTGATAAGTTCTGTGCTACATATCCATTATAAGTATCCAGAGCAAAATTATAAGTATTTTGAGCATTAATAGGTTTAAATGTTGATGTTTCTATAGTTTTAGTTAATGGGCGTACAAAATTATCATTATCATAAATCTCAAAAATATCCTCATTTTTAGTCTCTGTTAATTGTTGAGTAATTTGAGTAGCTACGGCAGATGGAGTATTAAAACCCTTATTAACTTCTATATTTAATTTTTCTCTTACTCTATAATATCGTGCTTCACTAAAAACACCATTATGATTATTCTGTGGCATCTGTGCCTTATCATGTGTAGCTCCTACACTATAAGCTATTTTATCTTTAATAAATAATGTATATCTTGTATTATCTACTTTTTGTTTAAAAAAAGTAGCATCAGCAGCTTCTTCTTTTTTAGTATAATCAGCAAAACACGGACACTCACTATTAACAGTAAATAATCCCAGAGGGAGTCCTTGAGCTTCACTATCTCTATCTGTATATGCTTTAGGGAGGTCTCTGGCTACAGACCCTCTCCTTGTATAGTTAGAAGTGAAGCGTCTGGGCTGCTGTACATAATTAGGATATTCATTAGAAGTAATATAATAACCTATAACTAAAGGAGCTAAATTATCTCTTAAATCCACTTCATCATTAGTAACTTCTGTGGTTGTTATAGACCTATAATATCCCAGTCTATATTTAGGGTCATAGGTATTTGTTTTATTATAATAATGTTCATTATACTGAATATCTGTATAAGTTGCAACTTTATTAGATCCTCTACTGACACCTTTAAACTCTATAGTTGAAGGATTACCAGCACCTACTTCACTAATAAATGCTCTTTCTAGACTTACTTTATCTCCTACATCTAATTTAATAGTTTCATTAAGAGGATTAGTAAATACTGCTGGGTTCGAGTCATTACCACTACGGCTCTCTATACTAGCTAGGCGATTACAGTTTATTAGTTTAGTATCAACATACTCACTCATTATATATTTATAATATATAAATATTAAAAAAATAGATTAAAAAAAACATAGTTAATTTATTATTCCTCTCTCCATCAGCATCTTGTACTTCTCCTCATGCTTCTCCTTAAACTTATCTAATTTATCATTTCTTTTATAATAATTATAAAGTGATTTAGTTTTTATAAAATCTTTATCTTTTTCATATTTTTCTTTTCTCTTTTCTTTATAACCATTTTCATAATGAGCTTTAGCTCTCTGTCTATTTTTTAAAATATAATCTTCTTTATGTTTTATAACATCATGATAATATTTATTTTCTCTCTGTCTTTTATTTTTATAATTAGTTAAAATTCTCGCAATCTGTTCAGCAGTCAAATCCATTTTATCTATATATTAATAATAGATTTTATTTTTTAAATATTTACGAGATTTATTAAAATGGTAGGGGTAGGATGTTAAAAAAAAACATCTTGACCCCACCATCCAAACATCTTTTATTTTATGAATCTACCCCTACCATTTTATTTTTTCTGTCTAATATGAAGACATACAATAGTTTTACCAGTTAAAGCAGTACAGAAAGTCTCATTTTCATATACTATATCTATATCAAAACTATTAACTAATAGCTCTGTAGGATTATTTAATGAGATATATGTTTTTTCATGAGGCTCAAAATATAAACCACCAGTTTCATTACCACTATTATCGAATCTAGGCAGATGAGCAATAATTTTAGATAAAGTCCCTTGTCTGGCATTCATACTATTCTGGGTGAAGTTATTTAATCTTATAAATAGTGAGATATTTGCAATCAATTTAGGTGTGGTGCTACTTTCATTAGTAGTAGCTATATTAGATGTGGCACTGGGACGGCTCACTGGATCTCCTAAAAATCCTAGTGTAGCTTGTGTATTACATAATTCAGTATTTTCCTCACCATAAGCATTACTTCTAGCTGTGATAATTAAACTATCATAATCAGCCATCCCACCAGACGCATTAACACCTTTAGGAGCTAATAGACCATTAGCAGCTACACCGTGATTAGAAGTAGTGCGGCTAAAATTATTCCAATCTCTAGTTTCTAATTCTCTACAAAATACTGTCTGGTTATATTCTTGAGACCATCCCCACCAGTCATAATTAAAATATTTAGTAGCATCATATTTAGGATAATCTTTATAATGCTCTATAGACTCTAATGTTATACCTCTACCAGCAGCAACCGTACCACCCACACCGCATACTGGATATAAAGCCCATTTAGCAGCATTAAGGGGATTAAGACATTGATTTTTAACAGCACCAGCAGCACGGAGAGTAGTATAATCACATAGTAAAACTTCTGTCCCATCTGCTTTAATCAAAAATATTTGCAACTCTTCATTCTTAAGGACATACTTAACTTTTCTATAAGCATCATTATTAGTACTTATATTATACTGTGTCCCAAAATTAGCATTATGACCACCATAATAAACTATCTCATTAACATAATTAGGTGAGTTAAATTGAGATCTGGCACATGATTGATAAACCCTTAACTGACTACCTTGTCTCACCACAGCCACATCACTATATCGTAGTTGATCTCCTACATATACACCCCTACGGAGATTAACATTATTAACAGCTGGGGGAGTAAAGTAATTAGGTGAATATTCATAATCACCATCCCCTATATTTCTCCTCCTATTAATACGAGAAAATCCACACATCCAGTTGCCACCAGCGGTATTAGCATCACTAAAATTAAATACAGCTTCTCCACTATTTTGAGATAATGGATATTCTTGATTCTGTACAATAAATCCTTGCTGTGTGGTTGATGTGACCTTACCAGCTGCTTGTCCAAAGGCATGCGTAACATCATCATCATTTTTATTAATACCAGTCCATACTATATCTGCGGCGTTTCTGGTGGTTTTAGCTACTTGTTGTGTAGCTATAAACTTAAATCCCTCGAATACTTCACTGCTACTATCATATTTAGCACTAACAGCCACGCTGGTGGTTGTAGCCCCAGTAATTAATGATGGATGAAAGGTGGCTTCATTAATACCTTTCTGGATTTCTCCCACCATATCATCTATATTAACTTCATTTTTAACATCCCCAGCTCTAAAAGCATCCCCAGCACCTATAACAGCTCTAAATGGGACAGTAGTACTATTTTCTATATTATCATTATGGAGGTCTTCTACTGGTGTGCCAAAATACTGACAGAAGCCACTATTAGTCCTATCTAAAACAAATAAACCATTTTTATTAATTTTTGCACTTTGTAGGGCAATCTCACTATTAGGTGGGATTCTCATTGTATTTAAAAGCCTATTCTGGTATGAATAAGGTTTAAATACATTAGACTGTGCTGGTGTGTTCTCTGTACCTATATTAGATGTGATTACTAAACTCATTTTATATTATATAAATATAAAATAAATAAATTAAAAAAAATATATTATTTTATAATAATATGCCTAAAAAGAAAAAAGTTAAAAATACTCAAGTTAAACAAATCACCAATCATGATAAAATACAGATTGATATTAAAAAAGATTTAGATAATGATAAAAAAATAAAACCAGATAAAATTTTTGATAATTATAAAACTACTAAAACTACTAAAACTAAAAGAAAATATTAATTTATTCTTCATCACTACTGATGTCATACCCATCATCCACCTCCCACTCATCCTCCTCCACCTCACCATAATTATATTCATATTCTTGTAGTTCATCCCATCTCTTTCTGGCTTCTTCTAATGTAGGGAGAAATACATGAATCTTACGCTCCTTCTTAACTACTATTCTTTTATCTTCATATAAATCTCCCATACAGTTTTTCTGGATCTCACGCCAGAAAGCACTATCCATAAACTTACGCCCATCATAATTATGATTCTCATAACATTTATATAGCCACTCCTTACTATATACTACCTTTTTCTCTTTCTTCTTATTTTTAATTTCTAATCCATATTTAGTCTCATAACCAGTATTCTCATAAAACTTTAATGTTTTACCCCATTCTATAAATCTGCCATTATACTCGAATCCTCCATCCTTCATAACATTATTATACCATACTTTAGGACTATTCCAGTTTCTCTCCACTTGTTCTTGTAGTAATTTAGTTTTCTTAAAAATACGAGGTTTAAAATCACTAATATCTCTGTTATATAATACTTTAGCGAAAGCTTCACACGGAGCATCTAATACTGGTTTAACATGTTCTAGTGTTTCTTCTGTCATTCTACCAGATAGTTTATTATTAAGTTCTAAACAAAAATGGCGTCTGTCATCTTCAGTTGTACCAGCAAACCAGTCATTATTGGTCGTAATAATATAATTAGCATAACAATCTACCATATAGTTCTCCTTATTCTTTTTATTAATAGTCTGTCTCTTTTCAGTAATTTTATTTTTAATAACTCCTTCTAATTTCTTATCACCTCCCCAGAAAGCCTCATCCAGATTAATTAAAATCTTACCTTCTAGTTGTCCATTAAAATCACCAAATAGAAAATTAGCATTACTGTTTTGAGCATAATGATTATCACCTATAATCTGTGCCAGTTTATCAAGGATAATACCTTTACCTCCACCTTGTTTAGACTTTAGTGCTAGTAATACACCAGTCTTAATATGAGGCTTCTGGATGATATGACTAAAATAATCCAGTACATAATTATATGCGTTTTCATCACCACTACACCATAACTCCTTGATATGTTGCAAAATGGGGTCAGCATCTTTTTCATCATAACTATCTGCTACTTCATGACTAATATTAAATCCATTCCATAGATTAAATAAATCACTATTAGCATTATCTCGAGGGTCAAACCCTATAGCTCTTACTTCTTTACGCCCTATCCATTCACACCATTCTTTAAAAGGATCTACATGAATAGTAACCTTTTCTGCTTCTTCATCATCATCATCATCTTCTTCATCTGGCATCCCCTTTTTATGAGTGAAGCTAAACTTCTCTTTTAAGAAATGATCTTTAGCTTTAGTAGCAGTTTTTAAATACCAGCACGGTACGGTTATTAGTTCCTCGTTTTCTTTTCTTACTATCTTCTTATCTAAAATAATATAATCTCCAGTCTCCTTAACAAAAATAATCCTATTATTCATTTCATTTAGCATAACTCTTTTAGCAGTAGTAATAGTGAGTCCATACTCTACATTAGATAGACCAGAGATAAAAACAGCTTCTAAAGATTTATTACATTTAGGTTGATATTTAGCTTTTAATTTATTTAAAAATGTCATACCTAATTTCTTACCGCTTTTCTTTTTCTTCCAGTAGTTCCAGTTTTTACTGATGGCTTCATAATCATAATTATCTTCATCTTTTTTAGACCAGTCTAGATATAGACCAGCACCTATACTATCACCTTCAGTGATATTATGTATAGCCATACCTATCTTAATCCATGTATCATATTCATAACAATCATCTGGTAGTAATTCTAAAATACTTTTAATTTCTTCTGCGTTATATTGTCTTTTAGCTGGTACAAACTCCATCATATCATTATCTTCTTTTTCTTCTTTTACTTCTTCATTAATATTTTCTTCATCACTGGTAGTAGGAGAGACTGGAGGTGAAGCTTTAGGCATTACTCTCTTCCAGTAATTAGTAGCATCTGTGCTCTGGATAATATGTTTAGTAAGCATAAACCTATCAGCATAATTTTCTGGTATTTTCTGTCTCGAGTCATTAGGTTTATATGAATATAAAAATCTCATATTACCACCATCCCTATAAACAGCTTTATCAAACATTTTAATATTTACTTCTTTCTTTTTCTTTTCATTCCATTCAGTTGCAAAATCAAAACTTAAATCATATAAATTATTTTTCTCATTAAACTCTCTTAAATCTTCTACGGTGGTCTCATAATCACAGCATACAAAATGATAAGATATAGCATATCCATCTATCTTAATCTTTTTCTTATTAACAGTTTTCACTTTAGTCTTCTTACCGTGAGAAGAGCTAATAGCTATATCTGTTTCTGGATATAATTTTTTAAGGATTTCTAAAACGGTACATTTAATCTTTTCTTTATTAGATTCATATTTATCTTCATCTTTAAAAAAAGCATCTACATCATAAAAGGGTTTTACTTTAGTTTTATAATTAGTCCATTCGAAATAGTAATTCTTATGGTCTTTACTATTCATAAGCATTGCTTCTAATTGTTCTTTAGTAGTTTTAGTGAAGGGATCTAGCACAGCATTAAAATCACTCTGTCCCTTAAAATCTTTAAAATACATGTTTATATTATTGTTATTCATTTTATTCTCTTTGATTGTATTTGTCATTTTCTTTTTAAGTATTTTTTCTCTATCCATTTTATACTTTAACATAGAAAATATTTTTAGTGAATTAACGCATTTTTTAAATTAAATAACTTAAATTCTTGATATAATCTTTAATTATACTTAATATATACATATAAATAGCCTCTATAATCCTTAATTATACCCTAAATAACACTTAAAGAAGTATTAATTTTAAAATTAATACCTTTAAATACCTATAAATAGACATAAATATAGATTAATAGCATAAAAATAGATTAAAATACTTAAATATTATCTATATTATTATATATAGAGAAAATGACAGTATATAATGGATGCGATGGCTCACTTAATTTATATTATAAAGGATTACTTATTAGTTCATTCGCATTAACTAAAAAAAAAACTTTTAAAAGATATGAATATCAAGGTGAATACTTAATATTAAAATCCATGAGAGAAAAATTAAATATTAAACAAATCATTTTTACATTTACTCAATTTTGCAACCTTATATATTTTAGAAAGAAAAATAAAAAGCCTATAAGAAGGACTGACCATGAATATTTTATATCATGTTTATTTGCTTTACTTAAATTAAAAATAATTGATAATGATGAATCTAATGGTTATTTAGTTATGCCTTCTAAAAAATCCATATTAAGATCTACACCTATATAATCTCTATTTAATGCTTCTGCTCTATCTCCTACATATCTATCACAGCAAGTCATATCTAATATAGTATCACCTTCATTACTATATGTTTTTATAAAATAATCTATCTGTTCATCTGTTCGAGTTATTCCTCCTCTTTTTTTTGCTATATCCCACTCTCTTAAAGATGTAGGATATTTACCTTTATGAGCTCCTTTAATAGCTTCTTCTTTAGATGGTTGTTTATCATTACCATCTATACCATAATAATTTTGTCCATTATGTTTGCCTCCATAATGTTTTAATATTAGTTCATCTCCCTCCATCTGGGGATTATATGTACCACGCTTTTTATAATAAATAAATATTTCTTCTATATTTCTTAATGGCTGATATTTAGCTGATAAAAATAGAGTTGAGTTATTTTTTTTCCAGCAGTAATGATATTTAGGTGTTTCATGTTTTAATAATTCATAAGTGAATGGCATAGAAGCATATAACGCTATAATACCATTAGGTTTTAAAACTCTCCACATATCTGTGAATAATGTAGCCCATTTTAATCCATCATCCCATTTAGCATTTGTAGTACTAAATGGTGGGTCAGTATAAATAAAATCAATACTATTATCTTCTATATCTTTAATGACTTCATGAATATCACCTTTAATATATTTCTTCATTTATATAATGTATAATAGATTTTTATTTTTTAAACTTGACATTGTATTTTTCTGTTATAGACTTATCTACTTTTCTAGCATTACCACCTAATATATAGCTATACACTCGAGCGTATGCCCAGCTCTGTGGTGATTGATTAGGTCTTGACCCAGCACTATAATAAGCCCCTTCTGCCTTCTTATATACTTCATCTATAGCTTTAAAAGGGATTCCAGTAACTTTAGCTATATTTCTTTTACTTCTACCTCCCTTTAATTTATCTATCTCTGCTCCATACTTTTTATCAAACATAACTGTCCATTTTGATTTTCTAGGTTTTGCACTTGTTTTAGGTCTTTCTTTATTCTCCATAATACTTTTAACTTGTGCCTTCTTTTCTTTTCCTTTAAGATCTCCTACATAAGATTTAGGTATTTTCTTTTTCTTTCCTTTATAGGTCACCGTTGTCTTCTCCACCATTTATATTTATATTGTCTAAAAGATTTTTTAATGATTTAATATTTTTTTGTTTAATATCTATACATTCATCATATTCATCTTTACCTCTGTCATTTCTTCCTTTTCTTAAAACTTCATACTCACTACTACGATGCTCCCATCCATATATCCCATCCGTACATCTCCATAAATAAAAGATTCTTAAATCTGGGGCTCTCTTTAATAATTCATCTCCTTTAATTAATTTATTCTTACCAAAAAATAAACTATTATATTTATCATGTTTAATCCTTCTGGTTTTAATTTCTATAAAATAATTTTCATTATATTTATCATATTCATAATATTTACCCATTTCTGGATTTAATGATGTTCTAAATAATGTACCAAAAATTTCTTCTAATTCTTTATGGATAATATCCTCACTTTTAAATCCATAACTTAAATCTTTATTCATTTTCTTATAATCCATATTTATACTATATATTAGAAAAAAATATAGAGAAAAACGCATTTATTAAAAATGGTAGGGGTAGTTGTTAAAAAAAAAACAAGTTTATGGATGGTCTTAAAGTCTTTTATTTTTATGATTCTACCCCTACCATTTTAATCGAAACTAACAACTATAGGATTTTCTTTAGTAGCTCTTTTAATTATTAACTTATAAATTACTTGCTGTTTTATTATTTTATTATTATTTAATTCTTCTTCTACATCTGGAGTAATTATAGGATTTACATGATTTTTGCAAACTGGACTCAAATTATAAAATCTACACGCTCGTCTAACACTGGGGAGATCACCCCATTTATAAATACTCATAATATCATTATAAGGGTCTTCAGCATTTTTATAAGTTGCCCCATCATATATATAATCATTCTTTCCCCACTTAATAATCTTTTTAGCCTTAAACATTATGGCACTTTTTTCTTGTGTATTAGGTCTCTGTTTAGGAGATGTATTTTTTAAATATTCTTTTAATTCTGTACAGTTTTTAATCCTATCATTATATTTAAAATCTTTAATATATGATTCTATATTATTAACTATATTACTTTTAGTTAATTCACTATCTATTATAACTCCATGCTTCTTAAATAAAATAATTAAATCTTTTTTCGAGTGTGATTTATCAACCATCATTTTTTTTATTTATAATATTATAGATTTTTTTATTTTATATTATATACTTAAAGATGCCTCCCAAGAAAGAAAAGAAAGATGATAAAGCTTTTACTTTAGCAGAGTTAAAAAGGATTATTAAAAAATATGATGACCTTATGGGTATAGACCCTAAAGGCAAATCAGTTGCAAAATTAAGAGAAGAAATAGAAGCCGTAGGTTATACTATTGATGATGGGCGTAAGAGAGTAGTTAGACTGGGCAAAGTTAAAGATAAAAAGAAGAGACCAGTTAAGATAGATCTACCAGCTCCTCCTAAAAGAAAACCAGCTAAATCAAAAGCAGAAAAAGATAAAGAAATGAGAGAAAAAGTAATTAAATATATTCTGGCTAATAAAGATGTTCTTAAAGATGAGAGACTTAAATAATTTATTCTTCATCTTTAGCCTTTTTAACATAAGTGTCTAATGCCACAGCTTTACTGTGTCCCATGACCTTATTATCCTTTTCTAATTCTTTCTTCATATCACCGTACTTACTCGATAAATATATTTTTCTTAATAAAGTTGTTGATATTTTCTTGCCCATATATTTATCACTATATTTAAGTAACACTTTACTTACTTCTATTCTGGTTAATGGTTTGCCAGTTGAAGTCTTAAATAAAACTCCCATCCCATTCATCTTAATATAATATCTTAATATCTTTCTTAAATCAGCATCTTCTATAGGGAGGTCTAATTCTTCATATTTTTTAGATGTTTTGTACTTATTTAATACAAAATATAAATTGCCTTTAGATGGCACAACTAAATAATTATTTTCTTTCTTTTCTTGATCACTTAATTTTTTATAAGCTTTTTGATTTATTGCTGACATACCAGCTACATCATTTCTAAATGGCATTCTAGCATAAATATTAAATAATGTATATGCTTGAAGAAGTTGAGATTCTTTTTTAGTTAGTTCATCTTTAGTCTTTTTCTTAATAGGTTTTAAATCTTCAGCCATTTTATTTATCATGTCAAAAATTTCTTCTGTGGTTGCAAAGTTCTTACTCTGTTTATCACTTATAACTCCACTCTTCTGTTCATCACTATATTTATCATTTAATTCATCTCTTAATTTGCCATATTCTTCTATTAGTTCATCATATTCTTCTTTATGATTTAATGCCATTAAAAGCACTATAATAGCATTTAATATATTACGCTGTGATAAATAATGGAGATCTTTTATTTTATCCATGACATCATCAGCATCCTTTAAAAAATCATATCCTTCTGTGTCATATATCTTTTGTAGCTTTCTTATATTCACTACATATTGTTTAACTGTATTAGTCTTTAGTTGTGGTCTAGATTTTTCTATATCCTCAACTGGATTTTTGCTTTCTATTGTCATATTTATAATATAATAATAGATTATTTTTAAAATAAAAACTTAAAAAAAAATGGTAGGGGTAAATCTTAAAAATAAAATGAGTTAGGAGGTAGGGATTAAGAGGTTTTTTTTTGTCATTCTACCCCTACCATTTTCTTATTCTTATGATCTATATATTTTAAAATCTCATTTTGAGTCTTTAATAAATCATTAACTAAATATAATAATTCATCTTCTCTCTTTTTTAGTTTTTTTTCTTTTTCTCTTGCTCTTAAACATTTATCTATAAAGTACCACATTTTATATTATATTTTAGAAAATATTTTAAGCGAAATAACAATTAAATTGTCCATTCTCTATGGTTGCAACTTTTAGGAGTTCTAAATATACACGGAGGGTGTATGTCTGTGCTGGGAGTCCAGTAGCTTTATAAACTAAATCCATACCCTTATTATTAACACGCTGACCCTTATTAGGTCTAATAGCAGTCCATCTAAAACATCCACCTAAACCAGCAGTAGCATTATTTTGAGCATGTCCCTCAAATGTCTCTGCCGTTAGTGCTGGTACATTAGTAGTCTGGTATTCATCTCTAGTAACCATAGGGACTTGTCCCTCTGCTGACTGGGTAGTGTGAAAGAGGAGAGCAGCATTAGACCTATCAGTATTAAACTCGAATAAATCATTATATAATAGATTAAGTGATAGACTCTGTGCTGCTGGTACATCCTTGGCTACTACACCATTAAGTAAAGATACTGGGGTGAAATTAGCATTATTCTGTAATCCTAAAATTACTTTAGAGACAAGCCTACCGTTGCCACCTATAGGCAATGTAAGATTTGTAAAGGCTGCTTGATCACCAGTTCTCTTTGCCAGTCTATAATCTACATACTGGAATGTTAGTTTAGGATTCTGCTGGGCATATTTATCCATAATCTCACCATCATAAGTAATACTATCATAAATAAGTTTAACTTCATCCTCATTAACTTGATACTCTACACCACTCTGTCCAGCTTCAGCATTAGGCACACATAAACGGCGTGAGAGAGCAGCACCAGTAGCACTGGATACAGTAGGAGTAAATGTAATATCAATATGGACTTCTTCATTTAACATAAACATGGGGAGCTGATTAAACTTAAGGAATGGGAAAAGGTCGCTTAAATAAACTGAATAAACTGGTGCCTCGCTGACAGTTTGAGCAGATGTGGCGTTGTGCTTCATGAATGGTAAGAGCTGAAATGTACCAGCACCACCAGCAGCACCTACTACTGGATTGCGTCCTACATCCAGACCAATCTTTTTAGCAGAGTTAGGGGGTTTATCTACTACATTAGCCACACGGTCATCATAAATAGGTTTATGATTAATACATCTCTGTGATAAAAACTGTTCTCTCTCCTTATTATCTTCATTAGAAATAAAAAGAGATTGATACTGATGAAAATGTGTATAATCATCAATCTCACAGACAGTCTTATTGCCTACAGACAATCTTGCGTGCTGGACTAAATTAGAGACTCCTATATTAAGAGGATAGTATGCCCCAGTAGTAGTAAGGGGTGTAATAGCAAGAGTAATTTTAGAGTTCGAGTGTAGGAATCCAGCGACCCTCTGTAAAGTAAATCTAACTCTATTTTGAGAAAATGTTACTGGGTCAATAACATCTGTATGAAGCATCTGCCCATATTCACTGGGAATAGCTCCTATCTTAATGAGATCTGGGATACGGTCAGCAGAAACATCGCTTTTATCTGGCATATCAGTCATTTTATATAATTATATATATTAAAACTAAAAAAAATAAAAATTAAAAAAATTAATTAATAGAAAATATTTATCAAAAATTTAAGATATTACTTGTACTCCCATCTGTGCGTCCCATGCTACTGCCACCTTACTCTTAATGAAGAGATAGGCACTAATAGGGTTGCCATCATCTAGTCCATTAGTCATCTGGATAGAAAACTGTGAATCACTAAAATCTACACCTTCACTATCTAACATATCATAAAGTTGTCCTACACCATAGAGAGCACCGCTGTCTGGTGCGAATCTATATCCAGTAGCAGCATTTTGATTGCCAGTAAAATTACGGTTAGTATTAAGAGGAGAGGCAGTAGTTCTGGTATGGATTTTTTCTGGGATAATAGAAGACATAAAAGATTTAATAACTTGACTATCTACTACTGGTGTAGCATTAGTAGCAGAGCGGACACTTGTGACTTCAAATGCGGATGGGAAACGCTCACCATTTTTGAGGAAGCTGATGGTCTCGAGGTTTGCAACTTCTCCTCCCAGTGTGTCATCAGCAGCATTAGGAGCTTTAGTAGGCATGTATGTTAAAAACCCATCTTGTCCTAAATTATTAACAAATGAAGATGGTACAAAATTAACAAATACACCTAATACTTTAGATAGACCCAGATTAAAGTTAATAATACTGTTAGTAGTCTCTAATGTGCTGAAGTATGAAGTAATACTATTAAATGATAATACACCCTTATCTGGTGTTGATTCACCATAAGATACTTCACACGCGACCTCTAAATTAGATAATTCATAGAAAGCATTAGCAATGTTGCCAGTAGTAGCATCACTGGAATAGAAAAATTGACTATCTGGTGTTAAATGAATCTCAATTTCTAGTGGGACTTTAGATAGAGGAAGGCTAGATTCTCCTAATGTCAATCCAGATGGGAGAGGGATACAAAACTGTGATCCAGACTGACTACGGATGACACTATCACGGTAGGACTGATAATTAGGATAGATAAGTGCCGTCTCACTTAAATGTCCAGCTACATCTTGACTACCAGCCATAACTGGGAGATATGAAGCCATGAATCTACCATAATGTCTAATATGCTCTATAACTTGTTTAGTCTCTGCGTGTCTAAATACTAACTGCTCAATACACGAGTAAATACCTAATTTATGAGAGCCTCTTAACTCTGCTGCTGCTGCGTCAGTGGGGTGAGCAGTCCCAGCAGCATCTCTCCAGATATTAAGCTCACCAGATAGACGAAGACTGGATAAATCTAATACACCATCTTGTCTGCCCAGCGTAATAGTTAGGATAGGATTGCCACGAGCAAATGAAACCTTGCCGCTGGCTGGTACATTATTAGGCTGAATAGAAAGATACTTTTTAGCAACACTCATTTTATATTATTATATATAAAATAATTTTAAAATTATAAATTAAAAAAAATACATAGAAAATATTTATAATTTCTCAAAAATAGTAACCACTCTAAATCTGTGATTAGTTGATTTAACCATACCTATCCTACCTATAATTTTAAACTCTTCTTTTTTATAAGTAGGTAATACTTGATCTAACCAGATTAAATGACCTCCTTTTTTTAATACATTATAAGCTTGTTTAAAAACAACATTTCTTTTAACCATACAGCATCCATAATGGTCACAGTCCTCTATCGAGTATGGAGGGTCAGCTAAAATTAATTCATAAATGTCATGAGGTATAATATCACTAAAAGTCTCGGCATCTAAACCAGTATTATAATCTACTTTATCATAATCTTTACTATCTGGCAAAGACCCACTAAATAAATGAAGTGTTTTATTTTTTACTAATGGAAATAAACTATATATCCTTTCTAAATATCCATAAGGATAAGCACCATATAAAGATGTTTTAGTTGTGTAATTATTGCCCATAACCCATATCCCCTCTATACAGTCTCTATTTATTATTAATTTTGAGTAATTAGGAAAAGTTTTATGATAATTTGCAACTCTTTCGTCTAACTTCATTTTTATAATATAATATATATTTTTTTTTAAAGAGAAACTACCACACTATCTCCCTTAATAGAGATTCTACGGAGGTGATACATGAAACAGTATAGGAGTTTATTGTGCTGTGGTGGTCTATCTACACCAGCAGCATTAGTCTCATTATATAATAGCTGGAGCTGATTAGTTTTATTATTAAGATTTGCAACTCCATCATTAAGGGCATACGCTCTGCCTATAAGAAAATTACGGTTATAATCTACAAAAGAGCGTGGGACAATGCCAGCTTGATTTAGTGCTTTTTCTAACTCGATTAGAGGCTGTGCGGAGATAGAAACACCTTTATTAATTTTAGAAACATCTATAGGTCTAGATGGTACAAGTTTATCATCTATAACAAACTGGTAAGAGGTGAGATGATCTATAATACCTACTTGACCACTACGGATAGAGTGAAGGCGTCCATCCATATCAGTATTTTCTTCATCATAACACTGTTTATCTCCAGCAATTAAATTAGCACTATTAAGGACTTTAGCATCACTGGGCATAACAATCATAGCTTTAGCTCTGGTATTAGATACTGGGAGATTAACAGTAGCATTACGGTTAGTTGATAGTAATGAGTGTTTGTAGTTAGTAACACTAGGAATATCTATTTCTATACTACCACCGTCTCTCATCTTCTTCATCATACCAGCCTCATATCTACTATCTACACCTACTTGCTGTACCACAATCTCCATATTAGAAAACTCACATTGAGCTGCGTATGATGTTTTAGCTGCGATTATTTGTGCCCCATCAGCTATAGCTGTGCGGTGTGTGTCAGCAGCAGCAGAGAAAACAATAAAGTTATTACTCGTAGCTTGGAGTCCAGTGCCTCCATTACTATTTTGGAATTGCTCTAATGTTAGTTTAACATATCCATTATCTAAAGTAATATCAGTAATTTTAGGATATGCTACACCCCCAGCTGCGGTGGTGGTTAAGTTGCAACTCCTATTAGGATTTGTAGCATCACAGATGCCTACCACTTCTCCCTTCACAAATGGACAATTAGCTACAGAGGTCATATTATTTTGTTTGCCTAAAAATATCTCTGTAACATTAGTAGCATTATTAATAGCTAATGCTGTCCCAGCATCATCTACACCATGAAAAATGGGGTTTTGCTTCATGCGTCTATTTCTATTAACACTATCTAACTGTTTAATAAATCTGGCTGGGTCTTCTAAATCCACCTCTATAAACAAACCATCAGTCATAACTACTGGGAAGATTTTATCACCACCATCAGCAAAAAGACCAGTATGAATAGGGAGGGATAATTTAGCAGTTAAAAAGTCAGTCGAGTTAAAATCTCTACCTACTGGGACTGTGCCTATAGATTTATAATATGGATTTGTCTGGAGATCAATATTATTAGATACAGATGTGCCTAATGTACCTCTATTTTCTATAGTGTCTATAAGTGCTCCTTCTTTTAATGCCCTCATCTTTCTCATAGATTCATCTTGATTATATGAATACTGGATTTGTACTTTAGCATTATATTCAGTAATTTCTTCTAAAAGGACTGCTCTACTACCAGAGTAAATGCGGATATTTTTAATACATGACTGTCCCCCTATAAAAGGGTCGAGCTGGAGGCGTGTTGGTGCTTCTCCAGCTGGAGGTGCTAGTTTAATATCAAACTGTAAATATGAATTTTTGCCATCCATAAACTTAACAGTGGGCGGAATCTCAAAATCTACACGCCTCCCACTCTGCCCAGCAGTCCCACTATAAGTTTGACCGTTGGTTGATGGAATAGATACTTGTGTCTGTGAAACCTTGATTTTATCATCATTTCTCCAGTAAGAACTCATTTTATAATATATAATATAAAATAAATCTTGAAAAATAAATTAAAAAAAAAATAAAAAAAAATACTTTTTTATTGAGTGCGACCTACTGCTTGCTCAACTGTGTCAGCAGCAACCATACCTCGCTGTTGTTTATTTATATCGTCTGCTGCTGTTTGCTTACTATCATCAGCAGCATCTTCTTCACCTATCCCCTCCGCTATACTACCCCCTAAACTTAATAGTGCTCCAGTGCCCTCGAATGCTAATGCCCAAGGTGTTATACCACCAGTAGCAGCTCCTAACATTTCTAAACCACTACCTACTATATTAGTTATATTGCCTACTCGAGACATACTGTTAGAGCCAAAAGCATCTAAACCTTTTGCTCCAGTGGTGAATCTATCTATATCACTCATGACATCTAAAGCACCACCTACACCAGCTACACCTACTCTACCCACCTTGCCAGCTGTTTTTGCAAAATCTTCTACTGCCTCTGCCGTTGATTTAACACCTACACTACCAGCTACATCACTGGCTTTAGCAGCTTCTTGCTCTGCTAATCTTGCTTCACCAGTATATACCTCTTCTGGTTGTGCTGCTTCTGCTGCTGCTAATGTCTCTTGTGTGGGGACTCCTACTATATTGCCAGCTTCACTTTCTATAAGTCCAGCCTCTCTTGTAAGCTGTGT